GTTCGAGCCATATCTACTGCCCTGCTGGGCCACGGAAGTGGTACAGAGGCTGATATTATGGCTGCTATGGGTCAAGCGACGCCTGACCAGCTTGCCGCACTTAAGAAGATTGACGCCGATTTCAAAGTTCAAATGAAGTCGCTGGACATCGATCTTGATCGCATTGCTGCTGCCGACCGAGATTCTGCGCGTAACATGCAATCGCAAACCAAGACCTTCTTGGTTCCAATGCTTGCAGTTCTCATCATTTCAGGGTTCTTGTTTGTGATCGGCCTTAAGATATATGGCATGCAGATACCAAGCGACCCAATGATTGCCGACCTTGTCACTACATTGCGGGACGGCGTTATGTTGGTACTGGCGTTTTACTTTGGGTCTTCGGCTGGCAGCCAGCGCAAGGACGAGTTGATCTATAACTCGACACCAACACAGTGAAAAGCAACTGGAAACCTTGTTTTGGGTTCGTCCTTCAAAATGAGGGCGGATATGTCGATAACCCAAAAGACCCCGGCGGTGCGACCAATCTTGGTTGCACCAAGGCAGTTTGGGAGCAATATGTTGGCCATGGGGTGACTAAGGACAATATTCGCGATCTAGGTCCGAATGATGTCGAGCCGCTCTATCGTACCAAGTACTGGGATGCTATAAACGGCGACAATCTGCCTGTGGGGGTCGATTATGCCGTCTTCGATTTTGCCGTTAATTCTGGCCCGTCACGCGCTGCGAAGATCCTTCAGCAGGTTCTCGGTGTGGCAGCAGACGGAAAAATCGGGCCAGCCACGCTTGCTGCTCTTGAAGAGACAAACCCTCGCGATGTTGTTACGTCGGTCTGCGAAGCCCGATTAGAATTTTTGCAAAGTCTTGCCACCTATGATACCTTTGGCAAGGGCTGGGCTAAACGCGTTTCGGAAGTTGAGCAAACTGCTTTTAACTTGGCTAGGTAGTCATGGATTACAACACTTACGTTCAACAAATCGCAACAATGGCGGTGATCCCGGTAACGGACACCAACTATCAGATCATTTTGCCTCAAATGATCTCGTATGCTGAGCTGCGCATGCAGCGCGATATTGATTTCTTGTCAACACAGATTAGCACGACCGCATATTCATTCACGGCAAACAACAATACTTTGACGATCCCACAGTCGCAGTTTGTGACAACTCAGACGATGGAAGTGATCAACGCATCTGGGGCATCTTCGCCACTACTGCCGGTCACGAAGGAGTTCTTGCAGAACGTATACGGCAGCGGCTCAACCACTGGCCTGCCTACCTATTACGCTGAATACGGCGGTGATGCAGCAACTACCGGCTATGCATCCCAGATCATGATTGTCGGCCCTATTCCTGATTCGGCGTATCAAGTACGCCTGACAGGCACTGTGCGATCTGCGCCACTTTCGGCCACGAATACGCAAACCTATATCTCGACCAACTTGCCGGATATGATGATCATGGCTTCCATGATTTACATCTCGGCATATCAACGCAACTTTGGCCGTCAATCGGACGATCCTGCTATGGCGCAAAGCTATGAGAGCCAATATCAAGCTCTTTTACGGTCTGCCATGGTCGAGGAAAACCGCAAGAAGTACGAAGCATCGGCTTGGTCTTCCTATTCTCCGGCACCTGCCGCAACGCCGATCAGAGTATAATACATGCCGCATAACACGATTAAGCTTAAGCCCGGCGTCGAGACCAACACTACGTTGGCGCTCAACGAGGCCGCTTACTCGTCGTCTGCCCTGATCCGCTTCCTACCAGAACGCAATGGATACGGTCTGGCGCAAAAGCTTGGCGGCTGGGTATCGTACTTCAACTCGGCATTGTCATCGAAGGTTAGAGCACTAAAAGGTTGGGCCGATTTTAATGCCACGAACCATCTTGGCATCGGGGCTGAATCGTCATTAAGTGTGCTTACTGGTAACAATCTTGTCGATATAACGCCACAAATCACCACAACGAACTCAGCACCCGACTTCTCAACGACAAGCGGTTCCAACTTGGTAACCATTGTCGATGCAGGCATTACGGCATCGGTGTTGGATTGGGTGGAGTTTGTCACCCCTGTTTCGGTCGGCGGATTGATCTTATCCGGTCCATATTCACTATTTTCAGCATCTGGATCGACCTATTCTATCTTAGCGTCTTCGCTTGCTACAGCGACTGTTTCGAGCAATGGGTCGTCTTATGCGTTCTCGACGACGAGCGGATCATCGATTATCTCAACCACGCTTAACAATCACGGGTACAACCCCGGTGATAGCTTTTATGTTGGTGTTGCAACCACTTTAGGCGGATTGACATTATCTGGTCTCTACACTGTCCTGACGGTGCCAACGGTCAACACATTTACGTTCTCAGCCGCCAATACCGCCACGTCGAGCGCTGGTCCTATTGCTATCAATTCCGGCAATATTCGAGCAACCTTCTATGTGGCGCTTGGCCCACAGCCAACTGGCAGTGGCTTCGGTGTTGGCGGCTTCGGCACCGGCGGTTTTGGTGTTGGCACGACGCAACCATCCGTCCCCGGAACGCCGATCACGGCGACTGACTGGACACTGGACAACTTTGGTCAAGACCTAATCGCCTGCCCAGCCGGTGGCGCAATATATTATTGGCAGCCGGGCGGCCAGCTTCAAAATGCGCAGATTGTCGGTGGTAATGGGCCATTGGTGAATAGTGGCGTCTTTGTGGCAATGCCAGAACGGCAGGTCGTGGCTTATGGCTCGTCGTTTACATTGTCGCCCGATCCACTCTTGGTTCGTTGGTCTGATATCGGCGATTTTACCTCATGGAATGCCACACCGACAAACCAAGCGGGTTCATATCGTATCCCGGCTGGTTCAAATATTGTGGCCGGTATTCAGGGGCCGCAGCAGGGTCTCCTGTGGACTGATCTTGACTTGTGGGCAATGCAATATGGTGGCCCACCCTTTGTGTATGGGTTCAATAAAATTGGCTCAAACTGCGGCGCTGTTTCGCGGCATTGTACTGGTCAGCTTAATGGGGCTGTCTTCTGGATGAGCCAGAAGCAATTTTTTATGTCGATGGGTTCCGGTCCACAAGTGATCCCATGCCCGATCTGGGATGTTATCTTCCAGAACATCAATACATCATACCTATACAAGGTTGCCTGCGGAGTTAACTCTCAGTTTGGCGAAGTCACATGGTATTATCCATCTGCCAGCTCGACCGAGAACGATTCCTACGTCAAATATAATGCCCTTCTGCAGCAGTGGGATTACGGCTCTCTTGGACGCACCGCTTGGATTGATCAATCTGTTCTTGGACCGCCTATCGGTGCCGGATCGGACAATTACCTGTATCAGCATGAAGTTGGTAATGATGCTGCCGTTGGCACGACGACAACTGCCATGCAGTCCTCGTTCCAGACTGGCTTCTTCCAGCTTAATGAGGCTGATGATTTAATCTTCATCGACCAGATTTGGCCGGATATGAAGTGGGGAACGTACAGCGGTTCGCAGAACGCTACGGTGCAGATTACATTCTACGTTACCAACTATCCCGGTGATGCCGTAACAGCATACGGTCCCTATACGATGACCCAAGCGACAGAATATATTTCCGTTCGCATCCGCGCCCGTCTGATGTCGATTGGCTTATCGTCTAACGACGTCGGCACCTTCTGGCGGCTTGGCGCTATCAGGTATCGGTTCCAACCGGATGGGAAGTTCTAATGGCCAGTCTTGACGATATCCTCACTACCCAGAAGAACGGTGTGCAAGGCATTAATGCCCTGAACCATACAACACAAAATTTAGCTGGGAGCATCAATACCTATGAAGTTAGTGCCGCAACATATTTTGCCACGCCAATTGGTTGGGTTGCTAAAGTCAGTGTCATTGTGGCCGGGACGACGACTGGCACCATTTATGACGCAAATTCGGTAGCCAATGCAGTGAACGGCGTTCGGTTGGCCATCATCCCAAACACTGTTGGCATTTACACCATCAATATGCCTGTCAATAAAGGCATTGTCATCACCCCCGGTTCCGGCATGGTCGTTGCCGTCTCTTACAGTTGAGGTTGCTATGCCGCTATCGAAGGGCAAGTCCCAGAAAACAATCAGCCACAACATCAGCGAGATGATCCATGCAGGGCATCCCCAGAGGCAGGCAATTGCCGCTGCACTAAATACTGCTCGTGAGACAAAGATGGCTGATGGCGGCACCCCAATGGCTCAGGGTAGTCGGCATAAAGTGCATGTTGGACCAATCCATAGTCCTGTCGCCGGTCGCACCGATCACCTTCCAATGAACGTTCCATCGGGATCGTATGTTTTGCCTGCCGATATCATTGGCGCAATGGGCGAAGGCAACACCATGGCTGGCTTTAAGATTGCCAACCGCATGTTCTCGTCAAAGCCATATATGGGTCGCGGTGCTATGCCATATGATGGCGGCAAGGCACCCTATGGCGCGTCCAGTGGGCCATACGGCTCTCATTTGGCAACTGGCGGAACTGCTCCTGCGGTCGAGATTGTTGCGGCTGGCGGTGAATATGTTATTGAACCAGACGATGTTACGCGACTTGGTGAAGGTGACATCGACCACGGCCATGAAATCCTCGATCATTTCGTGACCGGATATCGCAAGAAAACAATTGATACATTGAAGAAATTACCGGGACCGAAAAGGGACTAAGATGGAACCAAAAGTAAGACTTGGAACGCCTGCGGACGAAAACGCGATGCTCCAACTGGCGCTCAATGCATGGGAAGAAAACGGCATTAAAGACGTCAACCCTACGAAGATGTTGGCGATGATCCGGCCAGCACTCTACTTGTGGCAAGGCCTTGTTGGCATCATTGGGGAGCCGGGCCAAAAAATCGAAGGTGCGGTCCTTTTAAGAACAAGCCAGATGTGGTATTCGGATAGCTGGATGCTGGAAGAGAAGGCCATTTTTGTCGATCCAGAGTTTCGTAAGAGCCAAGGGGGCCGGAAATCCTCGACAAAACTTCATGCAAGTACCTTGTGTGACTTCTCGAAGAGGGTTGCTGACGAGTTGAACATTCCGCTGATCATCGGCGTGTTGTCCAACCATCGGACAGAATCAAAGATTAGGCTTTATGAGCGCTCGTTCGGTCCACCGGCGGGGGCTTTCTTCCTGTACAACGTCCAAACCGGACACGACGAGCATCTGACGGAGCATTGATATGGGCGGCAAGACCGGGACGACAACTTCGAGTACGACCATCCCACCAGAAGTTCTGGCTCGGTACAGCGCCGTCAACAAGCAAGCCCAAGAAACGGCTGGGACGCCATTCCAGCAATATAGTTCTGATCCAAATGCCTTTGTTGCACCTCTAAACCAACAGCAGCAGGCGGCTACCGGCGCAACGAACTATTATGCCAATGCGGCCCAGCCCTCAATCGCATATGCTCAGCAGGGATATACCCCGCAAGGCTACCAGCAGGGCGTTCAGGGATATATGAACCCGTTCCTGCAGAATGCCATGGGTTCGACCGCTGCTCAAATGCAGAATGTCAATCAGCAGGAACAGCAAAAGCTTCTTGGCAATGAAGTTCAACAAGGCGCGTTTGGTGGTGATCGCGGCAAGGTTGCCCAAGCGGCGTTGATGAACCAGCAGAACCTTGCAATGGGCCAGACGCTTGGTCAGATGGCAAACCAAGGCTACCAGAGCGCGGCACAGAACTACATGACTGGCCTCGGCCAGATTGGCAATCTTGGCATTCAGGGCCAGCAGGCTGGCTTGCAGGGCGCTCAAGCCATGATGGGTGCCGGTACTCTTGGCCAGCAGACGGAGCAGGCTGGGAAGTCGGCTCTCTACAATCAATTCCAGCAGCAGCAGGCTTATCCATTCCAAGTCGCTCAGTTCCTTGCGAACATCGCAGAAGGCACCGGCGCTCTGTCTGGCTCGACCACAACGCAAACTGCTCCGCAGTATTTCTTCTCTGATGCACGGCTCAAGGAAGACATTAAGCGCGTTGGTACGGCCAAGAACGGCCTGCCGATCTATACCTTCAAGTACAAGGGCGACGACACCGAGCAGACGCACACGGGCTATATGGCTCAGGACGTCGAGAAGGTGCATCCAGAAGCTGTCGGTGAATCGCACGGCTTCAAGACCGTCGATTACGACAAGGCTTCGGAGCCAGTCCACAAGTATGCCGGTGGGGTTGTCGGCAATTCCGAAGGCGGCGCTGTCGTCCCTGAGCACATGGGCGAGGGCTTTGCATCCGGCGGCGATGTTGTGGGACCAAATGATATTTCTGCTTTGCTGGCGCAACAGCAGCAGTCCTTTTCGCCGTTCCAACAGTCGGGCATCTATGGAGGCCAAAGTGGTGGAACTCCGGGCGGTAAGGGATATGTTCCTGCCAGCAATCTGCACGTAGCAAAGTTACAGCCTTCTCAAATTAGCAGCACGACGCAGGGCGAAACCCTCATGGGTGACATTGAGGGTGCCGAGAACATTGGCGACCGCCTGAAGAAGATGCAGGGCTACGCCAAGACTGCATGGGGTGATGCTGCAAAGCCTGCCGTCGCTGCGACCGACAGCTCTCCTGCACAGGATGCGCAGCCTGCAACCGGCGCTCAGGGTATTCTGGACTGGGCCAAGAGCCTCATGTCTAAGGGTCAGGCAAGTGGCGGCTCCGTTGGCTATGCCAGTGGTGGCGGCGTAGAGCCATACAAGACTGATGATGCAATGTCTGACGTGGTGGCTGACAGCGAGAAGGATGCAAATCGCGCCCTGCTCAAGTCGTCCATTTCCAATCCAAAGGGAAGCAGCACATTCGGCGATCTTGCCAGACTTGCTGCGATCCCCGGTGAGGTTTCTACCATTGGCTCAGGCATTGGCAGTGTGATGGCAGCCTTGGCCCCTATTGGCCTTGCCAGCGGCGGCGTTGTGCCTCGTGGTCACTTCGAGGGCGGCGGCGACACGACGCCTGACGACATCATGAGCAAGTTTGCCCCGGCTATTGCGAACATTGAAAGCAGTGGCAACTATGGCGCTGTTGGCCCTACCACGAAGGGTGGCGACCGTGCTTATGGCAAGTATCAGGTCATGGGTGCAAATGTCCCATCATGGACGAAAGAAGCCACCGGCACCGAAATGACGCCAGATGAGTTTTTGGCCAATAAGGAAGCCCAAGATACGACATTCAAGCACCACTTTGGCAAGGCTCTTGAGCAATATGGATCGCCAGAAGACGCCGCCTCGGTGTGGTTCTCTGGTAAACCCCGTGCTGCTGCAGGCAATGCGGTTGACATTCTTGGGACTACGGTTCCGTCCTACCTCAAGAAGTTCAACGAGCAGACTGGCGCGGCAGATCGCCCGGCGGCCAATGCACCACCGGCTCAAGCAGCAGTTAGCGACCAACCCGGATTTCAAGCGCCAGACGGAGCATCACAAAAACCATCCCCGCTGAAGGGTATCGGCGATGTGCTGAGCAATGAAAGCTATCTTGTCCCATTGCTTTCCGGCCTCGCCGCAATGGCTGGCTCCAAGAGCCGGTATCTTGGATCAGCAATTCTCGAAGGCCTTGGCGCAGGTGCCGGTTCCTATGAGAACGTGCAGCAGAACATTGCAAGCCGTGGCTTTACCAATGCTCAGACGGCGCAGCAACAGGCTACCACTCGCGGCACTGACATTGCCAATCTTCAGAAGAGCTTCCAGCAGACGCCATACGGCAATATTGTTTGGCTTGCAGACGGCAGCTTCATTCCGGCGTCAGACTATCAGCGCCGCCACGATGCTGGCGAGGCCATTCCTTTGCTTGGAAGGGTTCCCGGCGGTCCGGGCAACGCAGCGCCGACGGCTGCAGGGCAACCAAAGCCACCGGGTTCTGATGTAATCGCAACCCCATTGCCAACCTCAATGACTGCACCAGCACCAAAGGGTACGCCGGTTGGTCAAGCGCCGACCGACTTCTATGATTCAAACTCTGCGGCCACAGCCATTGCAGAAGGCAATCAAAAGGGTTCTGGCGCAATTGCCGGTGGGCCAAGCGCGTTGATCCCGATTGAGCGCAGCAAGGTCTACATCGACAACGTGGACAAGATGGGCGCAGCAGCCCGTAGCAACCAGCAGAATGTCCATGAATTGGCAAACAATTTGGCTGATGTGGCCGCTGCCAAGGGATGGAATGCTCCGGGTACGGCATACATGACACGCGCCCAGATTTCTGGTTTGGCGAACACGATCTCCCGTGCCTTTGGTGGCAAGGATATCCTTGAAAGCGATACACCAGCTCAGATTTCTGATAAGTTGAGAACTCTGCAGGGCTTGATGGCAGCGTCTGGCGCTGGTCAAGAAAGCGTCAGAGCTTTGGATGAGCTGGCAAATGCCAACGCAAATCCAAGTCAAAATCCAAAGGCATACGCCAGATTGACATCAATGCTCATGACCCAGACACAACGGGGCATCGATCAGGCCAACCATGCCAATCTTTATGGACAAGATTCCGGTAATAGCTATGTCAATGCGCCTGCTGACTTTGAACGCAAGAACCCATCTGCCCGTTACGGGACAGAGGCCAAGGCGATTGAAAACGTAATGTTGAACGATCCGGCCCTGTTCAAGCAGATGATCAGTGGGGCAGTTCCGCCAGAAACCATTGATAAGATGTTCCAGAAACACGGATATCAGGGCATGAGTCGGTACTTTGTTGGCGGGAGATAATCATGGACGACTTCGAAGACCGCCTCGGTAAAGCTCTTCAAGGCCAAGCACCTGAACCGGAAGCAGCACCATCTTCGGTACAGGATCGGCCACAGGCTGGCACCACGACACGGATCACTCCCGATTGGGCAAGGCCGGGTTACGACCCTACTACACAACGGATTTCCCAAGCCGTGCCAAGCGACGAGGATCGTCTCGGTGCCGCCCTTTCAGGCAAGAAGGGTATCCCCGATCAAGAGCCGCAAAATTCAGCAGCTTACAATGTCGGTCGCCGCATGACGGAGACGTCGTCCCCGCTTGTCAACCAAGCGTTGGCCGCTACAAGTGGCTTTGGCGACGTTGCCATGATGGGGTGGCAGCCTTGGGCGGAAGCCGCACTTGTAAAGGGCGCAAGCTACCTCGATCCTCGCGAATCAAACCGCGCACAACGTGAGAAAATTCAGGCGATGCCGATCAAGGACATCACTGAAATGGCCCGTGGCATGTCCGGTGAAGCCCAAAAGCAATATCCTAAGACTACTCTGGCTGGCGAAGCTACCGGCCTTGTAGGCTCTGCTGCCGCGCTCCCCGTGGTTGCCCCTGAAGCAGGCGCTGCGCTTTCTGGCGCTGCCACTGGCGCTACCTACGGAGCCGTCTCCGGCCTGTCCAAAGACCTCAACCCAATGGATGCGATCAAGGAAGGTGTGATCGGCGGTGTGGCCGGTGGAACGCTTAGCCCCGTCATCGAGAAGACCATTGGCGGATTGTCGCGTCTATTCTCTTCCGGCACCAACATCATCGACCACAATGGCCTTCTGAGCCAAGAGGCCGCTGCAGTTGCAAAGGCTGCAGGGTTGACTGATTCTGAAATTCTACAGCTTGGACCACGGCTCGGCGATGCGTTCCAGAAGTATGGTATGCGGCCAGAGGCTGTTACCGCCGCGCGATTTGGCGAATTTGGCATGACGCCTACCGTTGGCATGGTGACAAAAGACCCGGCAGCGCTTGAGCGTGAAGCCCTATATGCCCAACCGTCCTATGAAAAAATCCAACAACAAGCATCAAACGCCGCAGAAACGATGACCGGTTCGCCGCTATCAACGAGGGAAGCTGTCGATGTTGCGGTGCAGGCGGCGCAGGAAAAGGCTGCCGCCTCCAGAGCCGCTGCCGACAAAGCCTATTCCGACGCGGCGGAGATGGGTGGGTTTTTCCCTCGGTCGTCGATTACCAATGTTGGAGATAGCATCATTCAATCAATGGGTCGTGATTCGAAGCTTGGCAACATGGTGAGTGACCCTTCTGTGCAGACGGCTGTGAAGCGTCTCAACGACACCTTGGGCGCAGAAGTGGAAGTCGGTGCTCCGTTGGTGCCGGGCGGCAAGCCAATCACAACCGTTCACCAAGACTTCAATGCCGTCGAGGCGGGTCGCCAAGCGCTCAATCAGGAACTTACCGCCGCGATGAAGCGCGGAGATGGTGCGGCAGCTCGTGGTCTGCATGAAGTCATTGATCGCTTCGACAACCACATCCAAGAGCAGATGAACAACGGCGCATTTTCTGGCGATCCAGCAGTGGTGGATAAGTGGAAAGAAGCCCGTTCGCTTTGGTCTGACTATAAGACAAAGTACGGCGTTCAACGTACCGGCGAAGAATCTGGTAATCTTCTAAAGCAGATCGTCGATCAGCAGAAGTCGCCAGATGATGTCGGTCGCATGCTGTTCAACTATTCAAGCGGCACGGGTGACGCCAGCATGAAGGTTACGGCAATGAAGACCGTCAACCAGTTAAACCGCGCCCTTGGACCAAACAGCCCAGAGATGCAGGGCATCAAGAGTTCATTCGTTAATGAGCTTATGCAGCCATCAGAGGCATCGCCAGCAGGCTTTGCAAAGAGCGCCGCACGGATCAATGACTTTTTGAATGGTCGCGGTGCAGGCGTCTCCAAGCGGTTTCTTACCGATAGCGAACGCGGTGTCCTAAGCCGCTTTGCAAAGGTGATGGAGCAGGCTGGATCGGTGCCGGATTATCAACTGCAAAAGCAGGTCAGCGGAATTGCTGAAACGGCAAAGCTTGCTGCACCCGCTATTCTAAGTGGTGCATCCTATGTAATCGCAAACCTTCATCCAGCGCTATCTGTAGCGCTAGGCGTGGCTGGGTATGTTCCGACTGCTTTAAAGAGGTATAACGCGCTTAAATTTGTTGCTAGTAAGGCCGCAAATACCCCATTCACTGGCAAAGGACCATTGGAACCCGTGCAAAGCATCAGAACGGCACTACCATCTGCCATGTCGCAGATGACAAACCTTCAAGGCGTCATCGACCAAGCAAACCAACAAAACCAGAACCTTATTGATAGCCGACCACAGCGTCAGTCCGGCGGTAGAGCAGTCGGAGCTGCAAAATCCAAGGCCGACAAGTTGATCTCGATGGTGGATCGTATTAAGAAGGAGCAGAGTGAAGGCACGAAGCCATTGCTCAACGTAGATGACACAACCATAGCCAAGGCCTTGGCTATCGCAAACAGGGGTATCTAATGGATAATATTGAAGTAGAATTGAAGTTGACCGTAGCACACGTCAACGCCATTTTGAAGCATCTTGCTAAGGGCGCTTATGAGGAGGTTGCCGATCTGGTTGCCTTGCTTCACTCGCAAGCTAAACCGCAAGTCGAAGCGGCTACGGCACCACCCACCGCTGAACCTGCTGCAGAGTAAAAAAGAAGCCCGGTGAAAACCGGGCTTTTTCATTATGCAAACTTGTCGTAATTCAATTCTCGAATGACATACGATCCAAGCTTTGAAGAGAACCTTGCGACATCGAAACCATCGAAGTTATCGCACAGATACATCACCATAATTGCGAAGATCATGCTATCGCCGTAATAAGCAATAATGTCGGTTACCGGATCGAAATCTGCCATGCGTTCGGCAATCTTGTGTTCAAATCGATGCACATTCTCGTCACCGATCAGATTGTCAAACATTGGAAGGTCGCTAACATAGACGACAGATTCAGCGAGATTATTCAATTCGGTTGGGTCAAACCGAAAGCTTGGGTTCGGAACGAACACCCTCTTGTATCTGTCCATCTACAAATTCCTGTTCTTCAACAAAGAAATCCCAAAGCGGCATTTCTGACTTCAGTTCGATCAGCATACTATCTGCTTCATCTTTTGTCATATCCTGATCGATAAGGATAGATGGCTGCCGCATAAAGTCGCGGCGTTCGCCCCTAATTTGATACCATGTCATGATCATAGTCCTTCAATGTCTTACGAGCCCTGTCTAAGGCACCAAGCAGGAATGGCGTTAGATCGCCCCTTGGCCGCGCACTTTTCGGACGTGTTAGGTCCGCTTCATACTCTTCCAAAGCATTAATGCAAAACCCCAGCGCCCTCTTATATTCATCAGCATCCTTCGCGATCTTGTGGATGAAGTCCGCCGTGTTTGGCAGGTTCTGCTCCCTGCACCGCAAGGCATGATCATAGTACTTTGGGAAACGATCAGAACGGGGCATTGTGCTGATCCTCCCATACATCATCCACAAGAGCTTCAATGGGTCCACCGGCATCTGCCAATTTACGAATTTCCAACAAGCAATTTTGCAGGTTTTGAAGCCGAAACCACAAGGTATTGTTTTCTTGCCGCATTGGCGACAGGTATGATTCCAGATTGGCAATGTGGCGCTGCTGATCTGCAACCTTCTTGCGAAGGTCCACAACGTGAGCCAGCGTCACATCATCGGCGTGGCGGTCAGTTGGGGCATACGGCCCCAACCAACGAATGTCGGACATCATTTTCTTGCTGCGATATCCGGTCATTTCAGGCGCTCCCTTAACGCACATGGTCTTCTAGCTCCATGATGGCAATGACACCTGCAAACAGGCCCAAAACCCCACTAAACAAGCACCACATTGCAAGCCAGATAGTTGTGGCAATAGATGCGACCGAATTATCTAAAGCGTTGGCACACCAGTAGCTGGTTAATACTGAAAATATTGTTATTGCCACATACCTCCGAAATTTGCTCATCCTTCCATCGCCTTTGTTAAATCTAGGGTTACAGTTGGCAGGTTGGTAGGGGAGTTCTGGCCGCCCAGCTTGGCGTAGCCTTCGATGTCGTCCCAATGGTCGCGGAAGTCTTTGTCGCCGCTCAGGAGCCGTGCCAGCTTGCTGGAAATCATCTCAAGCGATTCCTTCTGGGTGTCGGTCAGGCGCTCCCAGTTCTTGCCGCTTTTCAACACATCCTTGATGGCTTGGCTAAGGCTGGCAACGTCACGATAATTACCGTGGGTTTTTTCGCGATCGTTCAACAAATTGCTCATTTCACTATTCCCTTGATTGTGATCCAAATATTCTTGATTTTCGTATAACCGATTTTCAGCCACATGAGCCGCTTCTCGGTGTTCGCTCGTGCCGCCGCTTGCTTCCTGCGGCGCAATTCCATCTCCATCTTTGCATCGTGCCAGTTCAGATTGCTCTGATTCTGGCTGCGGTTCATAAACAATTCGCATAAGATATCGTAACGCTCTTCCCATTCGCGAATGATCCGGCGAAGGCGCTGCTCCTCCGAAAACGTACCAACTGGGGGTTGCTCCTCGATAATGTTCCAACGTGCATCTTCCCTGTTGCGGTGGTAGCCTTTAAGTTTTTTATTCTCAACTTCTAAATCGGTAATGCGCCGTACAAGGCGTTCATAGTCCAACATATTTGGCATTAGTTTTTCCACTTCTTTGGTTCAATCAAGCGAAACATATTACCTGAATTGCCGGTTTCATAATGATTGCTGGTTTCAATTGCGCCAATCTCGCGAAGCGCTGCGATCTGGGCGCGGACAGTGTAACGCTTGCTGTAAACTTCATCGGCCATTTCCTCATAAGTCCCAGAAAACGTTTCATATTGATATTTATCATACAGCATAATCCAGAGGAGCTTGGCCGATGAGCCAAGCCCCAGATGGTACACAACCAACAGGATCGTGTTCAGCATTTACTCCTTACCCTTCTTGGGAACAACCTTGAGAACCTCGAAGGTTTTGCCGTCCTTCTTGCAGGCGCTATAGAGCTTCATCTGCTCTGGGGTAACGCCATAAGTCTTGAGCAGCAAATCTTCATCGAGGACCGAACGCTGCGAAAGTGAAACCTTGACGTCGTATTCTGCGCCTTCGACAATATCGGTGCCAAGGGCGACGATCTCAGCCTTGATGGCGTCTTTGGCAGCTTCCAAAGCCTTGATCTGGCTATCGAGGTCGTAGTAGCGGTCGGCGAGGGTGCGGTTTGACATTGGTAATCTCCATTTAAATTTGCGTCAGCTCGTTGCTGATGACCCTGTTATACACCGTCCTTTTCAGGTGTCAAATACTTTTTTGCACGACCGGCAGAAGTATTTAGTGGCATCCGAACATCCTTGTTCGACCACGTCCAGCATTCCCCGGTTTCGTCTTGAAAGCACACCCACATTAGGTGGTGCTCAAATCCATAATCAATCAGGAAATGAGCCATCGCTTGGCCTTTGGGCGTGTCCAGCGGCAGGGGTGGATCGATCCTTAACATGGTTTACCTCACACAAAATGATACGGATTATGTAGCCTAACATGCCAAGCGCCCACAATAAGCCAAGGCATTCTGCAATTTCACGGTTCGTCACTTCTCAATCTCCATATTCTCATCACTTCGGCCTCGATGTAAGGCCTTAACTTCTCTGGTGTCCGGCCAATTTCGGCCCTACGTTCCAACTTTGTTTCCAGATCAAGTATCCGGCAAGCACGGTCATAGATTGCCAATCGGCAGGAAGATTGAATTGCCTCTGGTTGATCTGTTAACGCGACTTTGCCAATCATCACATCTTCGATCATTTTGCTAGGCCGTGTAATGAATTGCCAGATATTGTCCGAAGGCTTCTTGCGCCGCTTTGTGGCCAAGGGCAATGCAAACAAATCCCCCTGCTTTTTGGGCGGCATATAAGTAATCCTCCTGCTCACTCTTCAATGACGATTTCGTGTGATCTCGCCGTTTCAATTCGCATACAAATGTTGGGCATCCGGGAATGATGATGTCGGGGGTGCCGGTCACCATACCTTCCGCCTTATCTATCTTCACCCTCATCATCGACCGGACACCTTCGTTCCGAGGATGGAAGGCTATCTTGCCCCACGACTTGGGGTAATCTCTTCGTAGTCTGGCGAAGAACGTTATCTGTTCCAAAGATTCAGTGGCGCACTTTCCCCTGAAGGATGTGTCACCGTAAACGTCAATTCCTATCGGGAACTTCATCAGGCTTCCTATTGTATGCAAGCACCTTGTACCAGTCACCATCCTTTTGATAGGTGATAGTTTCAGGCATCTTTCCTTCGAGAGACATCAGCATAGCACGATCTTTGTAACCTTGCGACCATGCCGGTGCCTTTGGAACCCAGAATGAAAACTTGCGATACGATGTCTGCACATCGATGCGCCACATCTCGCGCCCAGCCTTGCTCAGCGTGTGCTTGGTTTCCCACCCCAAGACGACATCAGTCTGCCGCCGCGTAGGATCGGCCTTCATGGCTGTGAATTCAGCAATCAGCTTCTCATTGGGGTCTACGATCTCACCTTTACATTCACTACAATACCTTGCCGCGATGTCGTTGTCTGATTCACAATGGGGGCAACTCTTCGTGGTCCACCGGTTCCCGCATTGGATGAGTGTTCCAGATACCAGAACTCGCCCAGCGCATCGACGCCCATAATGAGCCGGAATGTCCCCGTGTTCGGACGTAATCGTAATGCCATCGAGATCGCAAAAGTACCCAGAAGGGCTGATCTCGAACCCCGACGGATTAGGCCTTGCTTTAAACTCATTTTCCACCTCGCATAATGGGCAACGCACCTTCAGCATAAGTGGGTTGTCCTTGGTCTTCACCGTCCTGATCGCCGGATTGAAGATGTCGCCATCAGGGCAGTGACGCTCGATGTTCTCGGCGTAATCCAGCACCAAGCAATCATCTTTGCCGTCGCACAGGCGCAAACCCCGACCGATAATCTGTTGGAGCAGGCCGACCGATTCCGTTGCCCGAAGCATTGCGATTACATCGACATGCGGAGCATC